TATATCCGCCTGCCAGATTGATTTTCAATGTATAAGGCTCACTTCAAAACGTACACCCAAATATATTCATAAAACACTGATATAAAATATTATACCTCAACAGCCTTAAAATTCAAATTGTACATTTGCTTTACATTTGGTTTACATTTTGAGGGTTATTGGTGCGTTTTTTTGTGCATTGGCTTGACATTTGGTTTACTTTCCCTTTACAGTGAAGCTCTGATTTGCCTTTTTGTCCCTCTCACGGGGCTTTTTTTGTGCCTTCTGGTGTGTGTGGCCGTTGGCTTCTGTGTGGCTTAAAACAAGGCTTTGCGGTGCGTTTTTGAGTGTGTGGCGGTGCCTTGTGCTGCCTGTGCGTTAAATGCCGTTTAAGAGCCTTAAAAACGCCCTTTTTTACCCTCGTTTTTGTGCTGTTTTGGCACCCCGAAAGTGCTTTTTGAGGTGTGTGCCAGGAGCGTGTTTTTTGTGCAAAAATGGTGTTGCTTGTACAGTTGGTTGTACAGTTGGTTGTACACTTTATACCCTGTCACTAATACACTTTTTTGCGTGTTTAGAGCCGTTTTTTGCTACGAAAACCCCGAAAACGGCTCGTAACGGCATACCAAAAAACGCACCAAAACGCACACCAAAAACAACCCAAAACGCTGAAAACAAGCCTTTTAACATTTTTGGCCGTATTTTGGGCTGTACAACCACGTTTTTTGCCCCTTCAGAGGGCTATTTTTTGCTGATTATGGCGAGCAGTTGCGCAATCTGTTTGTCTTTCTCTTGCAGTTGGCCCTGTAGGCCCTCTATTATGGTGCGCTGTTCCTCTACCATTGCACGCAGGTCTGATGTGTCTGTTGGCGTGGCATTCACTGTGGCGGTGCTGTTGTGGCTGTTGCCCACCACCGCGTTACCACTGCCGCTCACCTGCACCGTTCCACCCCGCAGCATTGGACCCTCGCCCGTCAGTAGCCAATAAATATCAAGTTGCGGATAATTTTTCGCAATGGCGACCAGCCACTTTGCCTGAATATCGCTATTTTTCTTAATGGCGAGACGTATTGTGCCCTCACTTGCGGCAATAGTACGCTCAAATTCGCGTACTGAAATCCGCAAATCGGCAATAAATACATTCAGTCTTTCAATCATTTCCATTATTCTGCGAAAAATATTACCCACTACTGTTGCAAATGCGGAAAATATTACGCAATATTGCAACGCTTTCCGATTTGGAAAGCGCGACAAAAATAATCAAAAGATGAACAGAATAAAGACAATGAGACAAGGAGAGGTGAAAGCGCTGGCACAACTGTTCCAGTGCAAGGAGCGCACAGTCAACAACGCGCTGAACGGTCGCACCAACAGCCAACTGGTGCAGCAAATCCGCACCGCCGCCGTTATGCGTGGCGCTGCCATTATCAAAAACCAATAACAACCCGAACCGTGGAATATCTGAACAACATACTCTGCGCCACCGCCGACGAACTCGCGCCCTTCCTGTCGCTCAACACTCTGATGCAGTTTGTGCAGCGCGGCAAGTGCGAGCGTGTGCGCCGAGCCTGTTTCGAGCAGACGGCACTCTATTCCGTCGACAGCCTTCCGCAAAAATACCGCACTATGGTCTACACTTATTATAAGGAGTTGAGCAGCGAGGAGGGTCGGCAGCGCCTTCGCGGCGAGGGCGGACTACTGCGCCGCGCCATTCTGCCCGACTCAAAGGCGATGGACTGGTTCGCAGCCTACCGCAAGCCCAACGGCGAGGCTCTGACAGCCGACAAGCAGCGCGAACTGGTGAACAACGCAATGATTCTGAACGCTGCCGCACTGTTGCTCGAGCGCAGCCGCGCCTCACATATCCGTCAGGGCAAGGGCAACCGCCAGGTTCCGAAGAAGGACTACTGGCAACGTGTGGCCGACGCCCTGCCTGGTCTGATGGCCGACTATCGGCACTCGCTGCCCGCCAACGCCCGCCGCCTTCAGCAGAAGGCCGAGCAGTACCAAAAAGAGGGCTACCCAGCGCTTATCAGCGGACTGATGGGCAACGCCAACCGCCAGCGCGTGACACCGCAGATGGTAAGGCTCATTCTCTCAATCTACGGCACAAAAGACAAACTCTTCGCCACCGATGTGCTCGATGTCTACAAGGATTTCCTTATCGGCGTGACCGATATTGTGGACTGCGAGACGGGCGAACTGATAAACCGCAACGATTTCTACCGCGACGGCTTCCCCGTGATTCCGTCCGAAACGTCAATCTGGAACATAATAAACGACCCCAAAAACCGCCGCCTTGTCGATTTGCGGCGTAACGACACGCTCTACAACAAATCGGTACACACACCTCACCACGTAAGGCGCACACCTTCCTATTCGCTTTCAAAAATCAGTATGGACGACCGCGATTTGACGCGCAAGACCACCCTTCGCGAGCGTGTCTGCGCCTACTACGCCTACGATGTGGCAAGCGGCGTGGTTTTGGGGGCAAGTTACTCGCTGCGCAAGGATTTGGATTTGGTGAAGGATTGCTTCCGCGATATGTACCGATTCCTCGAGAGCCACCATTTGGGCAGCCCGATGGAGTGCGAGGTGGAGCACCACCTTATGGAGCAGATTGAGACCGATTTGGCGGCGATGTTCCCCTTTGTTCGGTTCTGCGCCCCTGGCAACTCGCAGGAGAAACGCGCCGAGCACTTCAACAAGGCCAAGAAGTACACCGCCGAGAAACAGTTGGGTCAGACCACTGGCCGCTGGTGGGCGAAGAGCGAGGCTTACCGCCAGCCCAACGAGCGCGAGTACAACCGTCAGGTGATGTGCGGCGAGATTAACCAGTACAAAGAGGTTCTTCTGCCCTTTGAGCGCCTGGTTGCCGAAGACCGCGAGGCCATTGCCCGCTACAACAACCAGTTGCACCCCGACCAGCGCCGATACAAGGGTATGACCCGTATGGAGGTTTTCTTCGCCAACCTCAACCCCGACCTTCCGCAGATAAACCGCGCCGTGGTCTACCGCGCAATCGGCTTCCAAACAGAAACAACACTGCGCCGCTCGCAATATGTGACGGTGCAATACGCCAAATACCAACTGCCCAGCCCCGACTGCATTGGCCTCTTGAAGCCGAACAACTACAGCGTGACGGCCTACTGGATGCCCGATGCCGACGGCAACGTGGAGAGCGTGCAACTCTATCAGGGCGACCGCTTCATTGGCGAGTGCCAGAAGATTGTGGCCTACAACGAGAGCGCCGCCGAGCGCACCGATGCCGACCGCGAGGCTATGCTTGAGCAGGAGAAATACGTGGCCAAATACTACAAGATGAACCGCGACGGCAAGGCCGACAAACTGCACCGCCTGAAAGCCATACCCGCCGTGGTTCTGGACGAGGCCGTGGCCGCCGTGGCGGTTGAGCCTGTCGAAACTGTGGTGGTTGACCCGCCGCCCAAGGTGGAGCAGCCCGCCGACGAGTGGGGCAACGAGGACTGGACACAGTTCGCACTCAATTCACTGTAAAACGGTTAAACAATTAATAATTAACAATTAAAAACTATTTAAAAATGATTACAACAGAGTTGAAACGGAAGATTGCGGCAGCCATTGCGGCCGACTTCGAGAATTTTGCAGGCTCAATGAGCCAGCACGCAGGCAAGTTCGGACTGAACGCAAGCGTGTACAACCGAATCAAGAACGGCGAGTTGGACCGTGTTCTGGCCGACGCCAAGTGGATAAACATTGGCCGCAAGTTGAATGTGGTGTTCGGCGACGGCAAAGAGTGGAAAACAGCCCTCACGCCTGTCTATATGTTCATTGAGCAGCAGTTGGAGTTCTGCCAGCAGAACAGCGGATGGGCGCTCTTGTGCGACGAGGCTGGCATTGGCAAGACCTACACCGCCCGCGAGTACGCCCGCAGCCACAAGAATGTGATTTACGTTGACTGCTCGCAAGTCAAGAGCAAAAATCAGTTTATCAGATATATAGCCAAAGAGTTCGGTTTGGACTATGTGCAGCGCCTCTTCGATGTTGAGCAGGACCTTATCTACTACATAAAGAGCGTGGCCGAGCCGCTAATCATTTTGGACGAGGCTGGCGACCTTCACTACGAGGCTTTTCTGGAACTGAAAACGCTGTGGAACGCCACCGAGGGCTGTTGCGCCTGGTATGTGATGGGTGCCGACGGCTTGCGCGAGAAAATCAATCGCGGCATACGCAACAAGAAAGTGGGCTTTGCCGAGATATTCGACCGATTGGGCGCCCGTGCGCAGCGCATAACCCCCGACGGCCGCGAGGAGCGCCAGTCGTTCTTCGCCCAACAGGCCGCCGCCGTTATCAAGGCCAACGCGCCCGAAGCCGATGTGAAGGATATGCTGGCACGCACCGACTGCCACCTGCGCCGAGTCTATATCGAGGTTATGAAAAAAAGGTAATCAATTAATAATTAACAATTAACAATTAAAAATTTACAACAATGTCAACACTGAAAAGCATTTTGGCAATGCGCGACCAGAAGGATGCGCAGATTTTGGCTGTGAGAAGCAAAATGGCCATTAACGAGAACAATATCAATCTGCTTAAAATCAAGCAAAACAATGTCAACACACAGATTGAGCGGCTGCAAAACAGCGTGAAAGAACAAGACGCGAAACTACAGACGCTGCTCACCGAGCGTGACGAGTTGAGCCAGCAGATTGAGAACTGGAGCGGCAAATAACACCTAACACCCAACACCTAACAACTGTATAGCAATGCCAGCACTAACAGTAGGTAACCTTCTGAAAAAGAAGTACGCATTAATGAAGTTCAGCGGAGCGTGGCGCAACACGTTCGGCACACCCGCGCCCAACGGCGTGTGGACCATTCAGGGCCGAAGCGGAAGCGGCAAGACCACCTTCGCCCTTCAACTGGTGAAATACCTGCGCCGCCAGCAGAAGCGCGTCATTTACTGGAGCCTTGAGCAGTGCGGCGACTACGGCTTCCAACTGGCCGTGCGCCGCGCCAACTTGAGCAAGGGCGGCGGTGTGGTGTTCTTCGGCAACGAGGCCGACGCCGAAACCGAGATTTTGAGCCTTATGGAGCGTCCGCGAGGCTACGACGTGCTCATTATCGACAGTCTGACAGCCCTGCACAACAACCGCCCCAGCGGATTCTGCCAGCGCGATTTTGTGATGTGGCAGAAACGCCTGGCCGACAAACTTGTAATCTATATCTGCCACGAGAAGAACGGCACCGACCAACTCGAATCGCCCGCAGGCAACTACATAAAGCAGCAGGCCAACATTAAGGTGACGGTGGTGGGCTTTGTGGCCTACGCCAACGCCCGCGCTGGCTTCCTCGACGGTGGCGGCGAGCCTTACGTGATTGACGAGGCGCTTGCCAACGAGTACCACTTGAACAATGTGTAAATCGAAAATCTTAAATCAAAAATGGCTATGAAAATCACTGAAAACCAACGGAGAATGATAATGGCAATGTGCGTGAAGCAAGGCATTGACGACGAGACCCGCGCCGAACTGGCCTACCAGTTCTCGACAGGCCGCACCACCCACGTCGGCTCGCTCACCATTGCCGAGGCCGCCGAGATGATTGGCAAACTGAAGGCCAACCAGAGCCGCACCGACACCACGATGGACGTGTGGCGCAAGCGTCTGATGGCTGCCGTGGGTGCCTATCTGCGAGCCTTCAACTACACCGAGAACCCCGCCACCATTAAGGCCATTGCCTGCCGTGCGGCTGGTATGCCCAACGCCGACTGTTTCAACCAGATTCCGCTCGACCGTCTGCGCGGCCTGTACAACGCTTTCCGCAACGCCGCCCGCGACCGCCACAGCGTTGACAATGTGACCGAGGAACTGGCGGCAGCCGCAGCACTTGCCAATTAACAATGAACAATTAAAAATAAATGACTATGGGACTGATAACTGAAGAAATGGTAATAGTGGCCGCACTGGTGGCTATTCCGATTGCAGCGTGCATTCTGTTTATGTGGATTGACCAGAAATGGCAGGCGTGGTTGCGCCGCACTGGCCGCGTCAAAGATTGGGACACCGAAAAGCACTGTGTGAAATGAATCTATCAATCATAAAATCAATTGCTATGGAGACAGTAAAAGACAACAATCACAAGTACAAGTACGCCACGCTGTGCAAGTGCTGCAACGGCACGGGCGAGTATGTGCGCCGTGGCTACGACTACGGGCACGGATGGAGCAGCGAGGAGATTCGCCGCCCCTGCAACACCTGCGGCGGAACAGGCCGCCTTTTGGTAACGGTGGAGAAACACGCCGTTGTTTCGGCTCTCACCCCCGAAGAGTGGGCGCGTGAGGAATTGGACAACCCGATATTAAAGCAACTGTGAAAATGGAAACACCGAAAACCAAAATGCAGATGGTGCGCGAGTACCTTGCGGAAAACCCGAAGGCGAAAGCCAAAGATGTGGCCGAGGCGGTCGGGTGCTGCATAGGCAGCGTGCGACTGGCAAGGAACACCGAAACGTATGAGCGTGCGAAGGTGCGCCAAAAAAAGTACGACCACCAAAAATGGATTCGCAACAGAGAGAAGATTATTGAGCAGAGACGCCAATATCGCGCCGCCCACCGCGACCAAATAAGGGAGAAGAAACGCCGCCACTACGCAGAAAAACACTCAAAGGAGCAGAACAACTACAAGCGCCACGGCCAAACGTGGAGCACGGCCTACACCAAAGCCGAAGCCATACGCCAGTACGCAGCCGAGCACCCCGAGGCAACAATCAAAGAGGTGTGCAGCGCATTGCAGACTCACAGCAACTGTATTGCAAAGGCCGCGCCGCTGTTCTACAAAGAAAAAGTGCGCAAGCCTACCGACCGCCCCGTGAGCAACGAGGCCACCGCCCTTCAGCGTGAGTGCGAACGCTTGCTGGAAGAAATGGCCACCTGCACCACCGCCGAATATCCAGCGCTGGCACGGCGCTATTCGGAGCTGCAAATCCGATTGGACTACGCACTGACAATGAACAACGACGCCAACCGCGAACTGGTGCGCAGCCGAGCCATAATGGAGAAACGCCCGCTGTGCCAGATAGTGGCCAACGGCGGAGGCTTCGCACACCATTAACTGAAGGATTGAATAACTGAATAATTGAATAACCTGATTGATTGACAACGCGCGAATCAACCAATCAAAAATCAAAAATCGAAAATGGATAAAGCAATCAAAAAGGCCGTTGAGCGGTACAAGGTACTGGCAGGCCAAATGAAAGATGAAGAGTTGGAACTGAAACAACTCGAAAAGCAAATCAAAGAGTACGCTGGCGAGAACCGCGACCTGTTCGACGAGAACGACCAGCTGGTGTTCGACAACGGAGTGAAGGTGGCCGTGCGCCGCTCGACCAAACTGTTCGGCAGCAACCAGAGCAAAGAGTTGTTGCTGGCCAAGTTGGGCGAGGATTACGCCGTCGTCAAACTCGACGACAAGGCCGTGATTGAGGCAGCCGCCGCCGACAAGGCTCTGCAAAAGCAGCTCGACAAGTTCGACCTGCAAGTGTCAACCGTTGAAACGCTGATGCTCTATGCCTAAAAGTCAGCAATGGCGATTGAGGCACCCGTTCCACGTCTGCCGTCGCTTCAACCGTTTCG